TACCGGCAGCGATCCAGCGGTTGCCGCTATTGTCCCGCCAGTTGATAAATCCCCGGCACGATCCGGTCATCTGCGAGGTGCTGCGCTTGCGCCAACCGCCAACAGGGCGCATCGTACCTTCGTACCAGCGCACCAGCGAGGCATCGTAGTACCGTCCTGCGGACTGAAACTCGGTGCCGTTACGGTACACGCCTGGCGGGATCTTCAGAGGAATGTATGGCATGGCATCACGCTGTTCGGTTGGACATGAATGAGACGGTCACAATTATCGACGGAGTGGCCGGGATTGCGGGTGTCGTACTGCTGGCCGTGACTGCCGGGAATTGCTCCAAAGAGACACCGGAGTCTGGAACCCGCCACATCATCTCAAAGTAGTCGTTTTCGGCAAGCTCAAGTATGAAGTTCATGGCGGCGATCAGCCGGCTCGCTGATCCGGTTGACTTCCTTGCCTTGATGCCGAATTGACTGTTAGACCCGGCCACATCTGTTCCATTCTTTCTGAACCAGATATCAATTTCCTGAACATCATTGGTCGTGTTGATGAACTGAGCAGAGAATTGGACGTTATACAGCCCATCCTGCGAAACCTTGATGCGCGAAGGCAGATTGCCTGTGATTGCGGTTGACGTTACGGTTTGAGACGCTGACACCTTGTAGGTGCCTGTGCCTCCCGTTGTTCCAGTTAGTTGCTCGACGATGCTGGTGCCAGCAGTGACACCAGTTCCTGTTATCAGCATTGACGGAAAGATAGACCCTGCTGAGATAGCCGATACCGTCAAGGTTGTCGTGGCGATCGAGCCTGTAAATGACGCGGTGCGCGGGTCAAGATATATGCCGTTGCTGTAATCGGTCGTGTCGAATCGGAAGTAGTACGCCACAGAAGCAGACCCGTCGGTCTGATCTGTCGTGTCCTGAAAGGCACCATAAGGTGAGTTGAGGAACTTCGCGCCGCGAGGCGAGAGTAGGGTCGAGATGACGCTACTGAGCTTCGTGAAGTAGGTACGCAACACGCCATTGCTCTGATCCACATAGGCGCGGTCGTACCCAACCGGGGCAGATCCAACGTCAGGATTTGCCGGGGTCTTCAGTTGCTGGTTTAGGTTCGTTGCCATCAGTCAGACAGGAATAGTTCTTTCTCAGCCTTGCGTCGCCGGACGAGTCCAGGCAGCTCCTTGCCGCCACCCTTCGTCCATTGCATAAATGCCTCGGCGGCCTCTTCCCATTCTCCTCGGTTCGCCTTCATCCTGATAGTGCTGCGCTGCAAGTTGCCTAGCCCTGCATTGAAGGCAAAACTAACCAGAGCGTCAAAAGCGCCTTGCCGGCCAGCACTACCGGGAACAAGTCGAAGAACACCACGTTCAAAAGTTTCGATACTGCGCTCGAATAGTTTATTGATCTCTTCTTTACTCCAAACACGATTGTGCTCCTGGCGTAACGGATACTCGCTGCGGATCATCCCTGTGTAGCCCTCTTTGCGAGCAACAGGTAGCCGTATCTGATCTTGATAAAGTACCTCTCCAAAACCCACAGTCCAAATCGTCGCCGGGCAAAGGTATGGCTTATTTCTGCACCCTTCAAAGCGGTGCATCAAGTCGATACCCTTCTGCGAAATTTTCACTTCTTGCCCCACTGACGAGACCCGAACCAAAATCCAATGATCCCGCCAAGCATCGCCATCTCATCGCTGGAGAAGATCAGCTCCGAATACTTGATGATGTCATCGACGCTCTTGATGAGTTCGGAGTGATTCCAGAGATAGGCCGCGAGGAATGCATTGATCGCCACCAGCTCAAGCACGAAGATGTAGGTCACGGTCGGCCTTACGGTGCCAACGTAACTGGCGACCCACTTGTGAGCCTTCTCCAGCACCTTCTCGTCATGCTTGAGAGCCGCCTCTGTCATCTGCGCCTCGGTCTGCATCATCACCTGCTCGGTGCGGATTTCCTCGATCTTCTGCTGCGCGGCGAAGCCTTGCGCCGCCAAGGCAAGCTCTCTCTCGCTCTGCATCCTAGCCAGCGCAAGCTCATGCTTCTGGTCAGCCTTGTTCTGGAAATACTCCAGCAGTTTCGGAAGACCAGAGATCAGCAGGCCGCCAAGTGTTGAGATCAAAGAAAGCATCGTTCAAACTCCATAGTAAGCAAAAGCCATCAGGACAGCACCGGCACCGCCGACCGCTACGCTTGCCCAGAACATCGGCATCATCACGGCCAGAATCGCGGCAGTCGACAAGACAATGCCAAGCTGCAAGGCACTGCCGGCGTATGTGTAATACGGACTGCGCTCCTTCGCCTTATCGCGCTCTGCCTCCAGCACTCGCGCCTTGGCTGCGAGAGCAAGCATTCCGTCCTCGGGTTCATTACGCATACGCTGGACCTCGCTGCGTAGATGCTGCACCAGCTCGGCATCCCTCTTCGTCATATCGTCGGACTCGACCATATCGGCCATCGCGGCGCTCAGTACCGAGCGAATGTTCTTCGCCTGATACCAGGCCCAGATGTTGTTAGCCTGAATAGTATTGGTCAGCACCCTGCTGCTGTTTGCATTACCAAGCATTGTGTTGACGGCAAGCAGGGCAGCGAATGCCGTGACGGTGACCGCTGCCCTGCCCTTAATAATGATCTCAAGCTCTGATCTCGTCATGTCTGCGAAAACCCTTCAATGACGGCCCAGATCGTCGCGGCGATACAGGCTGCGGCGATCGCAAGCCCGCCAAGGATGATTAGCATCTCGTCCTCTTTGGCCTTCTTGCGCTTTGCCTCTTCCTTTCGCCGCCGAGCAGCATGGGCCGCGTCGGCCTCCATCTGCTTGGCTCTGGCCGTGATCCGCAGCCACACATCCATCTTGTTGCTCTGGAAGAAGAGCATCTTGACCTGCTCCTCAAACTCCCGAGCCTGCTCCAGCGCCATCTCAAGCTCTAAAGCCTTGCCAAGCGCGGAGCCTTTAAAGTCGCCCGTCTTCGCCTTCTCGACGACTTCAATAGCCTGCGCCTTGGCGTCAAAATACTTCCCCAGCACCGGCCCAAGACTCTGCACATCCTGGACAGTCGCAACCGCCTTCTTGACCAGGTTGACGGCGCTGCTTACAGCCGCCAGGGCGGTTATGGGGTCGATCATGTCAGCCGCCTTTGAAGTGTCCTGCAAACCAGGCCACGACAGCCCCGACAGAGCTGGCGATGGTCATGCCCATCCAGAAACCGCCTTTGCCTTTATTGGCAAGCTCAAGCAGTTGGTCTATTTGTGACTCCATCTTGTCGAGCTTTTTGTCGATGACCTCAAACCGGCGCTCGTAGTCATTGACGCGCTGCCACATCGCACCATACTTAATGGGATCGATCTCTGCCGGTTCCATGATTTCATTCCGAGGATTCTTGGAGTTGCTGCTCGGCCTGCTCTTTGATCTTCAGAATCAGAGGCCAGGCACCTGATTTCGTTGGAAGCTCACCCAATACATTGATGATGTATTGGATTTCCTCTTTCGTCAGAGTCAGATTCATGCCTGCCCCCAAGGAGTGCCGCTGGCTTGCTTAGGAGCTTTTTGGTCAGCGATCTGTGCAGCCAGAGCCGCCTCAGTTGCAGCCTTGTCCACGCTCTCCCAGACCCAAGCCAATACCTGCTGCTCGGTCAGGTTGGCATAGGGCACGGTGGGCTGGCCTTCGCTCCATGAGCAGGTCGAATAGACAGAGGCGCTGTGGTCGCCATCCACGGCAGTGGCACGCCAGTGCGCGGTGGTGACAAAGCCGTCAGAGGTGCGGCGGTCGAGATTGTCGATTGTCCAGGTGGTCATGGTTTTTCCTTTCAGGGGTGAGATGCTTTGTAAGCGTCAAACTCGGCTTTGATTTGTCGTTTGTAGTGAAACACATTAAGAACACTGTATGCATGTTTTGTGTTCTCAGATGCTGTAACCCACTCAAGATTGTCAGCACAGTTGTTTATTTTGTTGCCGTCTTTGTGATTTACCTGTGGCTTATTGGACTCATTCTCAATAAATGCCCGAGCCACAAGACGATGGACATTGTGATTTGACTTGATACCATCTATGCAAAAATTGACAAGCAAATATCCAGATTTACCTAAACATGGTTTCAACACCTTAGCTGGAGACCTGCGGATACCGTTGCCAAGTCGGTTGTTGACCATACGCTCTATTGAGCGCACATTGCCAAGATTACTTACCTCGTAGTGAGTTTCAAAACCAGCACATGGGTGCCATATTTCGCTCATTTGGCCTCCAATGCAGTAATACGTTCTGCCTGAGAATCAATGATTGCCTTCATATCTTGCAAGGCTTTAACAAGCACAGGGATTAGGTCAGCACGAACCGACTTGTAAGGCTCCTCGCCTTCAGGAGCTTCGTCCTTCCATGTGTCAATCATGTCCGGGAAGACCTGCTCAAATTCCTGAGCAATCCAACCACGGTCGCTTTTGATGTCCTTGCCTTTTCCAGCCTTCCAATCAAACTTGCGAGGCTTGAGCGCCATGATTTTGTCAAGGCCAACATCAAGGTCTTGAATGTTCTCTTTCAGACGCTGGTCAGAGATTGCGCTGATGGTGGTGTTGGTGGCGTAAACAGTGCCGCCTCCCCCAACATAAAAA